TGATGACTTATTACGAGAGTTTTATAATATAAATAAGGAGATACATAATATGTCTAGAAGAAGATCAAATAGATATTCAAAAAATGAATTAGACTATTTATTAGAAATGAATCTTTTCGAAGAAGATGAAGTAGAAGAAGATGAAGATGAAGAATCTGAAGAAGAAATGGATGATATGCCAGCTGATACTGACGAAGAAATGGATTTAGAGTCTAGTTCTGATCTAGACGTCGCAGCATTAGAAGATGCTTTAGATGACATGGAATCAGCATTAGGATCGGCACGTTCTGCATTAGGTTCTGACTCTGATGATATGGACATGGAAGAGCCTGAAGGTGATGACGATGATATGGACATGGAAGAGCCTGAAGGTGATGACGAAGAACTTCAATTAGATGGTTTATTTGAAGTAGATGAATACATGAGCGAAGAAGACGAAGTTAGTGATGGTTTAGAAGCAGGTATTCATGAATCACGTCGTCGTAATCGTGTTTTAGAAATTGATGAAAATATGCTTAGAAGAGAGATTGGTAGAATGAAGTCTCTTCGCGAAGGTGAAGCAAAAGATATGGCTTCACACTTTGGTGGTGGTTCACTTGAAGGTGAGGTATTTGTTGACGGTGTAGAACTTAACAAACTTCACGAAATGAAAATTAAAGCTGCAAAAGTACTGCGCAAGAATCGCATGCTGGAAAGCAAGCTTTCTCAGTATAAGAAGGCACTTCGCGGAATGAAGGGCCAACTTCAAGAGATGAACCTATTCAACGCGAAGCTCCTTTATGCTAACAAGCTCATGCAAAATAGAGATCTTTCAATTAAACAACAACGTCATATTGTTGAATCTCTAGATGAAGCAAAGACATTAGGCGAGGCTAAGATTCTTTTCGAGAGCCTTTCTAAGTCACTTGTAAGCAGCAAGCCTGCCACACGTGGTGGAAACCTAAGCGAAGGTGTTGTAAGACGTAGAAGTGGTTCTTCTTCAGCACCGGTTCGAAGTGCACAACCTATGAATGAATCAGTTGCATTAGATCGTTGGGCTACACTAGCTGGCATTAAGAAGTAAGAATTTTAACACAGTTTAATTAAAAAGAAATAAAGGATAAAACATATGAGTTTTACACTACAAAAGTTAACAGAAGGTATTAGAGACCGCCACGTAGGCCAGCAAAATAAGCGCCTCGTTGAGAAATGGTCTCGCACTGGTCTCCTAAGAGGCATGGACGATGTAAATCGTGAGAACATGGCAACTCTTCTTGAGAACCAAGCAGCACAAGTTCTTCGTGAGAGCAACACAATGGCATCTGACGCTGTTGGTGGTTTCACAAACATTGCTTTCCCAATCGTTCGCCGTGTATTCGGTGGTCTTGTTGCAAATGAACTAGTTTCAATCCAACCTATGAGTCTTCCAAGTGGACTTCTATTCTACCTCGATTACACATACGGTAGCGATAACGGACCTTATAATCAAGGTGATTCAATTTACGGTTCACCTGTAGGCAAAGATTTGCAGAATGGCGCTGATGCTGTTGGCGGTCAATTTGATCTTGTAGGTAGCGGTTTTTCTAGAGTTTATGAAACAGGAAAAACAATCGATCACCTACATGTTGATGATGCTGGTGATGCTGATACGAATGCACGAGATATTGTAGTTATTGGTGCACCTAATGCTAGCGGCGCATTTGACGGAACAGCTACACGTCTTTTAGACGTAACTAATGCAAGTCACTTAAGATTAATTGATTTTGATTCACAAGTTATTGAAGATGTAACTGAAAATAGTGCTAGTTACGCATTTATTGGATTAAAATTATCAGATACAAATTTTGCAGGGCTAGATCTTTCAGCTTTTAGAGACATTACAATTACAACACTCGATGGCGCAGTTGCTTTACCTACAACAATGCAAAAAGGTCCTGCACTTAATCTTCGTAGAGTTACAAAATTAGGTGTTGTTGACTTAGACGGTAAATTTGTTTCAAAACCAGGCGTTACAATCGGCGAAACATCAGCACAAGCAGCATCAAGTGTAACTAATAGATCAGTAATTGGTTGCGCTCTTTGTTTAGTAAAGGTTTCTGGAGCACTTGCTGACGAGGATGATTCAACAGTTTCTTTTGTAAAAGCTGATGATGTTGCATTTGGTTCAGACGGAATGGTTGATGGTACACCAGCATTTGAAAGTGACATGGTAGCAGGCACTCCTTCTCCAGTAATTCCAGAGATTGACATCAAGATTGAGTCAATTCCAGTAACTGCACAAACACGTAAGTTGCGTGCACGTTGGAGTCCTGAGCTTGCTCAAGACCTTAATGCGTACCACTCAATGGACGCTGAGGTAGAGCTTACTCAGATTCTTTCTGAGCAAATTGCTCTAGAAATCGACCGTGAGATTCTTGGTGATCTTCTTAATGGTGCACAAGGTGCTAACTTCTTCTGGAGTCGTTCACCTGGTAAATTTGTTAACAAGCGTACTGGTGCTGCTATTGAGCGTTCAAGCACTCTACAACCTGGGCCAGCATTTACTGGTACAGTTCGTGAATGGTATGAGACTCTAACTGAGACTGTTAT